ATGTTTTCAATAATTGTTTCCTGAGTTTGGAAAATTTTTCCTTCAAGAAGGTCAATGATTTGTGCTTCGCCATTGTTCTTGGCTTCTTCTATACCATTGATTGTTACTGTAGCAGCGTACTGTTTCCAGTCATACTCAGCAGCGCTTATGCCTGTTTGAGCAGTCGTGTCGATAGTATCAGTGCCTGAGTAAGAACCAGCGGTTGAGTTTGTTCCATAAATAACTGGAACGACGATCTTTGCACCACCTGAAACACGCCTAATTGTCTGACCATTTGTCAAAGCGTAGAACAGTGGTCTAGCCGTGAAAATGTTGTCAGTCAGTTTAGGGATATAGTTTTTCAGTGTGGTTGACAGAATCTCGTCAAAGTTAGCGTTTCCTGCCGCCATAATTTTTTACCTCACTAATGTCTATGAAGCAAGTTCCCGTTTCGCATCCTCGAATGCTTGACGGATAGAAGTAGGTTTAGTCGAGGCACTATCCTTAACAACTCCTGTTTGTTTTGAACCTGTTGGTTCTACAACAGAAGCGTCTCGTTTAGCATCTGTTCGCTCTTGCTCTTTCTCCAATTTGTTGGCTTTTTCTGCAACATCGCCATATCTCATGTGAGTTAATGCGGCTTCTAAGTTGCCTATTTTATGAGTCAACGCATGTTGATAGAGTTCTTGCGAATCAAATTCCCCGTATTGTTCCTTTAATCCTTCTACTTGCTTTTCTACTTGTTGTCGTCGTTGTAAACGAGCCTGCTGCGCTAACTGTGTTTCCAACTGGGCGATACGCTGCTCGGTAGGATCAGATTCAGGTTCATCCCACATTGAATCAGAATAACTGTCATTGCTACTCTGTTTCTGAGAAGATCCCATCTGAACCCCGAACGCATCAGCCAACGCTGTCAACGTACCATTAGGGTCCGTTTCCAGCGAGGAAACTATCGCTTCCGCTTGCTGTAACCGTTTACGTTCGGAAGCCAATTCCTGCGTCTTACGTGTGTAATCCGACTGTCTTTGGTATCCGTCCCGAAGTTCTTCAAGACTGACCTCCTGCTCTTCCCCATCCACCTTTACAGTGTATGCTTCGCCTGAAGGTTCCTCTGTAACTTCAACTGAAGACTCTGGAGTGTCCACCTGAGTGGATTCCGTTACATCCTCTTCCATATTTTATTTTCTCCTTGGAGTCCTAAAAGGCTGCTCCTATAATCACAGGACACATTGTCCCATGCGATCTACAGATCTGGTAAACCAACTCCCATTTGTCCACGAAGTTGCGCTACCAATTCTGGAGGAACCCCACCAGTAGCACCAAAAGCGCCACCCTGTTGAGGTACCAGACCTTCCATCATTGCTTGCGACGCGCCCATACCGGCATTAGCAGGTTGACCTTCCTGTTGAGGTTCCTGCCCGCCCATAGGCATAGGTTGTTGCTGCATGATAAATTTATCGGGATCTTTAATATCAAATCCCATAGTCAAAACATGTTTAGCCAACGCAGTTGGATCTATAACAGTTCCGACAAGCGGAGCCATCGCATTTAATAATGAGACAGCCTGCTGTTTACGAATAGTGTCATTAACAGGTTGAGTAGAACCACCCTCCACAGTGAAATCAAACTCGCCGATAATATCTTCACGAGTATAAGTAAAGAAAAGATCCTCACCGCCTTTACCCGCAATACGAGCCATCTGCTCACCTGTCATAAATTGTTGCATCAACTGGATGACACGACGTGCTATTTGACCAATACTGATTTCAACAATCGCCAATTTGTCTGCCGCACGTGCATTACCAGCATCAGCAATAATTGACGCTTCCGTAGCGGTACGACGTATTTCCGGCATCTGACCGCGAGCATATTCAGAAACACCCGACACAGTATTGATGTCCTCTTCAATAATTGCTGAAGTGTTATAAACCTCTGGAGACAAAGGAGTTTGAGGCATAGGAACCACAACCTCTTGCAAAGGTTTATTTTCATCAACTACTGGAACTAAACGTCCATCCTGATCAGATTCCAACGCTTCACGACCTTCAGGACCAAAGGAACGTTCATGATACAAATATTTTCTAGCGTAACGTTTACGTGCATTTATAAGTTGCGTACGTGTTTTATCTAATTCAAGTTGCAAAGATTCAATAGATTCTAAATCACCCATTGGATAAAAGAAATCAGGAACGTCATAATTTCGTAACATTACAAAAGGTTGACCGTAAGCGTATGGCATAGGTATCGGATCTACTAAAAACTCTTCACCTGATTGTGAAAACACCGACATAGTGTTAGAAGCAATATCATAATATTCATAAATTGCTACACGATCTTCTTCTCGTAAAAACTCTTCTTGTTCCTGACGTTCCCTGTTTTGAAACATCGGATACAAAATACCATCTGCTGTTAAACGTCTTCTAGCAGCAGCCTTGTAACGTTTATCTTTCTTAGCCTCTTCCAAAGGACGAACAATGCGTTGACAAATCCACTGAGCATCTTCCATACATGTTGCTTCCGGGTCAATGTAAATGTCAAAAGGTGAAACTCTTTCAACAAAAGGTTGATCTTCAACAACCACCGACATCGTATTTGGGACATTAACCATAATCTCTTCGTCGGTAGGAAGACCGCCTGCTAAAGCAGCGTTTTCCATAGCAAATGCTTCTGCTTCCAAAATAGCCTCATCAACCATTTCGTCACGTTCAACTTCACTTACTGTTCGTTCCTGCTCGACAAACTTCCAACCCACTTTCAACCATCCGTGACCATTAATTAAAAAGTCTTTAACTGCACGTCTAAACGGTTTACGGAAATCGTGATGTCGCCACAAATAATTAACAACCGCTTCAACAAAAGCAGCCCTGTCAGCATTTTCCTGCTCAGTAGCAGAAACAACTATTTTAGGATGATTAACTGAAACAGAAGGAGCGATAACATTAATAGTAGAAAAGGCAAGATTAACCACTATCAAATCTTCTCTAGTAACAGTTGTACGTGGGAATTGTTTACCACGATACAAATCAATCATTCGTTGCCAAAGAGAGTCATAACCCATTTCGTCACGCCAACGGGCAGACGCTTCAAGTCGTCGTTTAGCAATTTCGAATTGCTCTGCTCTAGTTTTTTTAGCCATTAAACTTTCTCGATGTTACGCCCTTGCGCTTTGGCTTCGGCGATCAGTTTTTTTTCTCTTTCGTTCAAAGTCAAATGCTGCTCGTCTAGCGGTAACCGTGAGCGGGAGACCGCTCCAGTTACGAATTTGAGTCCAAGAAGTTTTTGACGACGTTCCCATAACTCATCCAGTTCTGCATCTGCGACTGGACCACGAAAATCTTGCACATACGTGCGAAAATCTTCGAATGTCGCCTCGCGAGGGAGGACCGCCATTAGGGTCGAGGACCGAAGCCTTCTGCATTCCAACCTTTAAGACGAGGCTGTGGACTTGCAGGTTCAACTTTGCCAGTGTCACCATGCTGATTGAATGGTGTTTCACGAACAGAGTTCTCTCCATATCCGCCCGTCATATTTGCATATTTGGGATCATCAAAACGTTGAGCAAAGTCCTGAGCGCCACCCGGCTCCCATACTGGATTTGCTACTACGGAACCACCGCGTTCCATTCTGTTGTTACCACCTGATGTGCCTGAACCATCAACATTTTGGCTGGCACTGGTGTGTGCAACATTTCTTGCCATAATTGAAACCTCCTAGGTTCCTATAGTCTCCTAAATACTATGGTTACAGTGTCCCACGCATACTATGTTTTCCTATATGCATATCGTCAGTTTCTTCAGGTTTAACTAACCTAGAGAACCAATCCACTGTCCAATAATCATCCACTTTCTTTGTAAATTCAGGCATATAAGCGTATTGACGCATCTCATTAGCCAACGCTAAAGCCATAACACGGTCATCGTGAGGACTGCCACTCATCGTTCCACGTTCATTTCGGACATAAGTGCGTAACTCCGCCAACGTGTGCCTATCATGAATTTTTAATTCATCCGAACGCAAAGCCATACCCAAATCATCAATCAACAAAGGTTTAGTAGTTCTAGTAGTTTTCCAACCAAACTCTTGAGAAACCTTAGTAGTAGCCTGATTTAAACTTCTTTTACGGAAAAGGTTAGGATGACCTAAATGACGCAACTGAACAATCGTTGTTAACCCGTGGTTATTCGACTCTACACAAGTTAAAGCATCCTTATACCACAAAGCCAAATTATAAACTTCATTAGCCAGATTGTCAGGCGGGATATGCCCATGCCACATAGCAACCTGTTCACCGTCACGCACATCTAAAACCTGAGCACAAGAATAGTCGCCGTGAACTAAACCTTCAGCAGTGTCCACTCCTATACAATAAATTTTACTAGCGTCCGGTTCACGCCAAACTGTGAGCATCTTTTCTAAACTCCACTACTTTTGGATAAGGATTCCACAAATATCCTCCTTGACCTTCTTCAATATCCCCCATCATTTTTTCTAAAACATCCAAATCAAAAACAGGATTACCTGACTTAATAAAAGCCTCTTCTGGAGAAGAAGGATACTCTTGAGCCAACTGCCAAGACAGCATAGATTCTTTCTTAGATTCATACCAAGTATCATCCCTATCCTCCGTAGCAGACCAAGGAAAAAACATTGGCTCAAATCTATTATTACCAGTTTCAGAACCAACCCACAATTCGTGAAAAAAATTACCTGAACCATTAGCAGTAGACAAACCTATGATTCTACCACCGACATCCGCTACTGGCTCTATAGAAGCCCACGCTTCTTCAGGATTTGGAAGGAACGCCCATTCGTCAACCACAACCAGCGTAGCCGACTCACCTCTAGCAGGATCGGATGCTGAAGGCATTGAAGTAATTTGCGACCCATTATCAAACCCCATTTTCTGCTGATGCTCGACAAGCGATTTCGGACCACGTTCCACCATCCATTCAGGTAAATGAGAAAAACCATATTTTGATTTTCTTAACAACAACACAGATTCACGCTCAGTACGTGAAAGATCAATAATGTTCTGATCAGGATAAAAATATGCTAACCAAAACTGGTGAGCAGCAACCAGAGTAGTCCAACCTATCTGACGTGCTTTTAATGTGAGACTATAACGATGTCGGTCCCAATGTTGTAAAGCGGTTGATTGTGCGCGTCGTAAATCAAAAAGGATACGCCCGTGAGCAGGATGAGCAATATGCCAATACTTATGTAGGAAATAAGACTCATCTCTTTCACAGCGCCTCCACTCAGCCTCTTGTTGTAATTCAGTTAGTCGAGACATCGAAACTCCACCATAACTGAAACACGTAACGTGTCTCATCTGATTTCACCGGCATCGTATGATGAGAATGAGTCCAACCAGAAGGAAAGATAACCAACTTCCCCACTTCCGGTTTAACCTCTAAACCATGCTCAGGAAAAACTAACTCGCCTCCTTCAGAGACATTAGACAAAAAACAAACCCCAGTCAAATGTCTCCTACTTAAATATCCTTCAGGGAAATAATCAGCATGAGTAGCATGATAAGCCTGACCTGTGTGATACTTCAAAATGTTGTACGTTTCTTCCAAATCGAAAGGAGGGAACTTGCAGGCATCAGGATACTTTTCCAAATATTTCTCCAAACAAGCATTAGCATAATTCAACACCGGCACATGAATAGGAAACAAACTACTCACATCATATTTTTGAATGAAAGAATCTCGGAAATCTTTATTAACATTAAAACCTTCGTTACCGCCAACTAAAGCAGGCTGCCATTCTCTACTCTCAGCGTTTTTAATAACATCAGAAACATTTAAAAAATCTGTTTCATAAATTTCAATAAACATGTTTTATCCGGGGTGATTCATTAAGAACTCTTCATATTTTTCCGGCGAATCTAAGATTATCGTAGTGTACGAATAACTTCCGCCATCCTTCTTATCTTTTCCCAACGTCACAGTAATAGCACCCACAAGAGTACCAATAGCCACCAACAAACCTGTTATCGCCGTAATTAATTTAACTGTCTTATTCATTTATTGGAACCACGACTGTACAGTCCGCGCTAACGCCCCCACCAGATACACTGTAGACGCGCCAACTAACCCCATCAGTATCAGAATTATCCAATCTTTCCCTGACGGCGGTCTCATTCGCAAGATTCGCAGACTTCAGGGTTCTCCAAACCGCAAACGAGTTCCTCATCATCGGAAAAAACATCATATTCTTCAGATGAAAAGGCACCATCATAAACAAATTCAGGGCGTTCCCCAAAAACCGTCTCATCCTCATAATCAACCCTCCCCATCAACAACCCTCAAATGAAGAATCTGAGCCTCCAACTCGTCAGCCAACTCCTCATCAGACATAGCAGCAGCCTCACGATCCTCAACAACCACCTTACGACGAGGAGTAAACTTCTCAATATACTGCAAATACAAAGACGCAGCCTGAACAGACCCACCAACAGCCTGAGAATGCAACGAATCAATAACAGACTGCGTTCTCTCAGGATGAATATTCAACTCAGCCGCACGACGATCCCACTCCTTCATAAAACGAGAATCACGCTTAATACGACGAATAGAATCCTCATGCATCTTATTCTCTTCAGCCCACTCTTTTTGCGTTTTAGGAACCCTATCGGGTCCCTGAAGAAGCCAGTCTAAAAGATTCTTCCATTTCTTAGGCATAATCTTTTCGCCTGTTTCTTCGTCGACTGTCCAACCCTTGCCGCCACCATTTTGAGCCATGATAAGGAACCTCCAATAATAAAACTCTGACTGTCCCGTGTTACAATCATGTTACAAAACATGAAAACAGCGGGACACTAACAACATACTAATAGGAACCATGACACACCATGCCATGCGGTAGGACAGCAGCCCACCGAACCAAGCAAAACCCCGCTTAAGCACCGCTCTGCCTACCCATATCTATACATAGTAAACCCTGAACCCGCCCACCCCCCACTACCCTGCCCCTGCCCGCCGTTGCTGGTGTGTTCGGCATCACTACTGGTATTAGTTCCGGCGACTTTACCGAGTTTGTTAAGTGAACCTAACACTTTTGGTAAGACAACCTGACAAGACTTGACCGGACGACCGACAGAGAGTGTATAGGGTGGTTCATGGTTGT